CACCATTTCAGCGATTGCACGATATAATCGATTGGTCGCTTTTTTCATCTCTTCTTCAAAAGTCTTTGCTGAATTAACCTCTTTGACGAGTACATCCAAGCGCATTTTAAGCAAGAGTTTTAATTGTGGATTGCGTTCGTTAATCCATTGTTTTCTAATATCCTCTATTGCCTGTTGATCTGCATCGCTAGCTTCTGCTAGGTGCACCATATTATTGAGAGAATTAAGGCAATAAGGGCAATGATGCATAATGACATTAAGCTAAACAGTCAGTTAAGAGGAAGCCATAATTTTGAGCAATGATCTTATCTTGATGTGTATGTTCCATCCATACGGTTCTCTTTGTCATAGCAAGATCATCATAAGCACCTGATGAATAACCTTCATAGACAAAATTGAGAGCAGCAACGGGCATAACCTTAACACCATTCTTATTTGCAATAGCATCAGACCCCTTCATGATACCCATGAAAACACTGTCATCAGTCCATACTTGAGCTTCAGAAGATGTTAACCCAGCGTTTGCAGTTTCTTTACGAGCTTGACCAACATGAACATTTGGGATGCCTAAGACTTCTTTAAGAACAGAGATAACCATGTCATCTTTCATCAAGCGATTGCCTGCTGCTGTACCTGATGGAGTGCTACCAGCTGTAAAAAATCCACGTACTTCAGCATTGCGAGATAATGCACGAAGAGCACCATAACCAAGAACCAATGTATCAGGCAAAATACCATGAGAATTTGCACGAATAACATCAATCAAAGCATGAAGATCGGTTAAAGGTTCAGCACCGGCTTGATTCCATTGTGTACCATTAGAACCACTTGCTAAAGATGCAAGAGCAGAAGTATAAGAACCCCAATTGCTAGCACCAAACAAGAGATTAGCTAAACGGGTTTCACGATTTAAGAGCATTGATCTTTGTACTTTTCTGAAAGATCGTTGTTCTTCATTGCCTGGATATTGTGAATACTTGATATCTTCAAGAGCAATTTCATCACTTAAAGAATAAATCTTTGCTGAGAAGGTTGTGCTTGAACGGTCAAAGTTGCCAATGCGTTGACGATCTGCACCAGGTGCACGCTGAGCATCAACATCAGGAGAGCCCATAAAGTTGCGTGTTTCTTCGATCAAGAGAGTACCTGTTGGACCAATTGCTTTGACATCAACATTTTCAATAACTTGATCGGCGATCAGTTGTCCATCGCTAGGAATTGCTTCAATGGCAAGGTTGCGAAGGATTTCGTTGACTGGATGAATATTGCTATAAGATGAGTTAGCCATTTGATTAGACTCCTAAAGAGACATTGAAAAGGATTTCGATTTCTTCATTTGCACTTGCTGCGGTATTTGCAACATTTGGCAAGAAACGACCGGCGATGATTTGTGTGCTTTCTGCTGAGCCGTCATAAGCATACACTTTGCCAGCAAGACCAGGCATAACAAAAAAGTGAGTTCCAGCGGTGATAGTACCACCAGCAACAACACGAGAAACACCGCTGATGCATACATTGATAGCATCACCACTTGCACCAGCAAGTTGAGCAATACCAACAGGAACATCAGTGGCGGCGGTGCAAGGTGTAACTTTGCCAGCACTATCAACCTTAACCAAGGTCAAGGCGGTGATAGATGCAGATGCGATAAAGGTCTTATAGATAGCATGATTATTTAAGCTCATGATTATTATCCTTTGAAATGTTTGATGTAAGCATCAGGTTGTTCGTTTTTCATGACATTTAGGGCTTCTGAAAATGTGATGCCTTTTGTCTTTTTAATTTCATTCACTTGATCAATAAAGCTGATCTCTTGAGCGGTGCTAGCATGTCCCTTTTCAGAAAGGTTGATCGCTTGATTTGCTTTTCTTTCGCTGAATGATTGCCAAATAGCTGGGAATTTATCCTTGATATCATAGGCTGATTCAACGGCTGAAATTTCACTAGGTGCAATCTTGCCAGTGTTAAGCAAGCCGTCAACAACAAGCTTTCTTTCAGCTTGATGCTTTTCAGCTTGTAAGGTCTTGACTTGTTCAGACAAAGAAGTGACTTGTGCATGTAGCTCATTCATCAGTTTGGCTTGTGCCTTTTCAGATAAAGCGGTGGCTTCAGACATTTTCTTTTCATCTTCCATCATCTTTTTATCTTCTTCAGCCATCATCTTCTTCTCATCTTTTTTGGCATATTCACCATCAAGAGAGATTTCGATCTCGCCCGCTGATTCGTCTTTAGTTAGCTCATCGTTTTCAGACTTAACGCCTTCAAGCTGAGCCTCCAATTGCTTGACTAGTTGATCTTTTTCTAGCACTAAAGCCACCAATTGATCAGCTGTCATCGCCTTTAATTCTTCTGGATTCATTATGTTCTCCATGAGTAAAACACGAGATATTTTATTTTTTGATTGTGCTGGTCTTGCCGTCAATGTAACGGCTTGCAATTGGGCGAAACCGATAGGTTTGGGATCGCCTTCTCTTGCAAAAATCTCACCTACTAAAAATTCGGGTGATGGATATAAAACGCCTTCACTAGCTGTCACTAGATCGAGCCCTGCTTGAGTATATAGAGGCTTTACATATAAAGCATCATCTTTTACATAAACATCAGATATTTCACCATAAGCCATTGATTGAATTGGATCAGTAGCACCGTTCTCCATAAATGGAGAGGATTGATGATTCCAATCAATGATGACAGGATCTTGAGATGATCTTTCTTTAAATACTCTTACGATCTCAGCAAGGATCGCAGGCGTGACATCTTGAATTGTCTTCCCATTGATGCGACTGTTGACCTTACCAACAGAAAGCACCTTAATGTCTGATCCTGGATATAAAGCAACCTCTCCCATTTTGACCCTCTCTCTAAATGCCTTAATGTCAGCACTATTGGAGGTCTGCAAGGTAGATTCTGACAATGCTTTTTCTTTTTCATCAGCTCGTTCCATTTGTGCTAAAATCTTTTTTGCCCAAGTATAACCCGCATCACCGCCCCAACCATCCCAAGCTTGACGGCCTTTTCCGTACTCTTCCCATGTTGAGCCTTGCTTGTCGACTTCGTGCCTTGTGAAATAGGCAACCATTCGCTTAATGGTATCAGGTGATAAAGTAACGCCGTTAGATAAATCTCTTGCTCTAGCAATCCCAACGGCTGTCATTCCACGCTTTGAAGGTGGCTGTTCAGCTCTCTTTTTCAACGCTCTGATTGCTGCATCTCTCACGCCTTGAGGTGGAGTAAAATCAATTCCATCGTATTTCTTAGGTGCATTGAGATAAGCGTTAAATCGTCTATTCATCAATCTTTGTTTAGCTAAAGAGATTTGCTTTTCATTCATTTGATTGCTCTCAATCTTTCAGCCATCGCTAAAGCTGGATTTTGCGCAACGGCTCGATCTTGTGCTGTCCTTGATGCTTCCATTGGCAACTGCCCTGCACCAATCTTTTGTCTGATAGCACGCTCAAGATCATCATCAGGAGTCAATAATTGGGCTTGCACCAAGCTAGGCAATGATGCGAGCGCTTCAGCTAGTGCATCAGTATCTAATCCACTATGCACCAAGCGAGGCAATTTTGTTGCTTCAATGTTGCCATAATTCCAACGAATAAGACGGCCAATTGTTCCACCGCCCCGTCTATCTTGTCCACTAATTGCACTTGCTACCAAATCAAGGAAATTGATGCATGCTCTTCTAAAAACGGATAGATGCACTTCACCAACTGATCTTGATCCAGTATCAGAAATTCCCAAATTCATAAATTGAGCCATAAAGGCTTGTGAGATTTGATTATCACATTCTTGAATAACTTGTAAAGCGCCGTTAGCATCAAAGCCCGATGACCCTCCATAGGTATCAAAAGAAACGATGTTGTTTTCCACTAGATAGCTTTGTTCTTGCACCACATAAGCCTGTGCTTGCTGTTGTGCCTCGTTGATCATTGCATCAACATCACCGTTTGAAATGCCCATTTGATCAATGGCTTGACGATTAACTTTTACGATTGGAGTAGGCACAGCCCATTTCTCAAGGCCAATTGCCATGAGAGTAGCCGCTCTTTGCTTTTCTTTCCACCACCACCAACAAGGGCGGAGCAAGCCAATGCCCTCGAAGTTTGAACCAGTACGATTGAGAGTCAATAGTAGAAGTTTTGATGCTGGTATGGGTTCAGGTGTAACACCGCCAACCATGATTTGAATAACACCGTCTAAATTTTGCTTATCCACTGAAAGCCATTGCTGATGAGATGAAGGTTCACGATCAGCATATCTCTTGAGAAATACCTTCTCTTTTCCGATCGAGTCTTTCGCTACACAATAGATCTCTTCTGCATATCTCCAACCATGAGGAATAAATTCTAGAAGATAGTTTAGTTGATCCTCAAAGCTAATTTCCATCATGCCGGGATAACCTTTAAAACCGAAAGCTTCATTGGCAAATCTTGCGAGTTCTTCGCTTGTTTGATCTCCATCTCTACCGGCCTTAAACTCCCATTTAGCTGACAATAGAGTCTGCTTAACCAAGCTCCAAGATCGTCTAATGATTGGATCAGTAGCTAGCATATCTTCAGCTTCTCTTGTCCAAGATCGACCTGATAGAGCGGGGTTCTGTTCCTTGCCAGTGATATAACCGCCCTGAATGGATGTTCCACTTATCCCATAAGACTGAAAATGTGGTCTTTGTTGGGATAGATAGGGCATCTCTTTATTTGAGCTTGTCATTGTCATATATGGATAAACCGGCATAAACATCACCTAAAAGAATATATACAAATCATGATATTGCATAAAATGCTATTATATCAAATAAAAATTTAAGTCAAGGCATGGAAAAACAGAAAAGCCATGCCTTGCCAACTCAACATTCCCCAATTACTAAACACGCTAAAGGTGAAAATATGTGCAAGATTGATGATGAATTTTTTATCACTACTCAAGGCAAGATTTATTTTAAAGGACAGGTCTATGAGTTGGAAGACTGCGACTTTAATGAAGGTGCAAAAATTGTCATCCACTATGGAGAAAAGAAAATTGAAAAGCTACGCAAAAAAGACATTAAAATAAAAGTGATCCCTGATCAGTTTATACAACAGAAAGACGATGACATGTTTTTATCTCCACTAGACGAGCCAATCATGACAGCACAAGCTCAGCCCGTTCAGCCCATTCACTCAACCATTGAGTTGCCCCCTGAGATCAATCAATTTGAGCAACTCATGAAAATCACAAAAGACAATACACCTCTAGCGCTCATCATCCTAATCGTATTGATGTTTCAAAAGATGCAAAAGAAAGAACGAGATGATAAAGATCATGCGCTTGTTTGTGACTTTGAAAGAAAAGAGATTGAGAAAAAGATCAGCATCTTAGAAAGCAAGCTAGACACTCAAGCCAAAGATCAAGCTAAAATCCTTGTAGGTGATGATGATCTATCTGATCGACTGGATAAGGTGGAAGAGAAGATCAAGAAGATCAACGCTTCTTTGCCTTAACTCTATCCTCTTGAATCTCTTCAACAGTTTTAGGTCTTCCACCTTTGCCAAGATAAAAATTATATCTTAGCCATTGCCTATAAACACCACGAAATTTTAACATGTTTCTAGCTATTCGATAAGGGCGATTCAGTTTAAAGGCAAGCAAGCCAATAAAGCCACCATATAACACCATCAAATAATCCAGCTTTTCAACAGATGGCGAATGCTTTTCATACCATTCTTGACGAAACACTATTTTTTCTTCAATAGTCATCTTTGGGCGACCAGCGCGAGATGCTTTTTCTATACCATTTTTTCTTGCAAAAATCTGACATCGATCAGCTGTTTCATCAAAAATTTCAGCTATCTCATACCAACTCAGTTTTTTGTCGCATAGGTACTGCATTTGCTTTTTAGTTCCCTTAAATGGATTGTTAGCAAGTGAATTAGACTCGTTATCATCAAACTCTCCACGCATTAACCTAGCCTCTAAGTCCATCAATCTCTCATCAGGCTCCCAAGGCAATTGAGCAAGCAGTTCAAAGAAATTTTTAGGGATGCCATATTCTTCCATTCTTATCATGATCTAACTCCAAATGATTTTAAATACGTTTGATACATGTTCTCTCTTTCAGATGGGTTCATATTAAGAACATATAGCCAATGTCTACATCCATCTAAAACACAACGGAAATAATAGCTTTGTGTAACCGTTAGATTGGCATAAGGTAAATACAAAACGAATGAAGCAAGATCGTTTAACTCGCCTATAACATCATCTATCTTTTGCTCTTGCAATGAGCATGCCAATAATGAGCGCTCCAACATATAAAATCTTTGATTGATATTATTTTTTACATTCTCAACATTGGATAGATCAATGTTTCCATATTCAAAAAATGGGAAATCATATTCATCAAAAAGCTTTTTCATTGTTATCCTATTTGCGATTGAGATAAAATCTCTCATCGATGTCATATTGATGAAAGAGGTTTCTCATGCGATCCCTACTGATATCAAACATTCTCGCAAGACCAGCAAAGGACTGAGCTTTATCTAAGACCTTCAATATCTCATCTTTTGAAATTTTCTTGAGTTTAGGCTTATCTTTGGCTTTAGAATGGCGATGCATTTTTTCTTTTTTAATCCCAAGCTGGTCGCATTTAAATCTAACGGCTGAGATAGTCACGCCCAACTCAGAAGCGATCTCTTTCCAAGTTCTATCTGATGAAACAGCCTTGATAAGATCTGCATCGCCAATTCTCTTTGACTGAACGCCCCTTTGTGGCTTTGTGTATTTACCACAATAACCTTGATAAACCTCGCCTCTCTCGATCATATCCTCGATCATGCACAATCTAGGATCTAAATCGCTTTCAAAGAATTGCATCATTTCTTTTTTCTGCATCATATCATCTCCTTTTTATGCATAAAAAGCCTAGCCTCTTTGATCTTGCCTTGATAGGAATGCTCCAACTGTCTAAGGCGGTCTATTATCGTTTGATCTGTTAGCTGATATATCGCATCTAATGGGATGTAAAAATCCATGATGATGCTATCAATTGCCAATCTTGCTAAAAGTGCATTGCCTATCATTTGCCCCCCAAGTGAAACAACGGTTCATGATTAGCTATTCTCTCAATAGATTTGCGATGATAGGTTTCATCCCTCTCAATGCAAATGAAACGGCGATTGGTATTCATGCAAGCGATTGCCGTTGTACCGCTACCGCTACAATTATCTAAGATTACTTCATTTTCATTGCTGTAGGTTCTTATTAAATATTCAAATAAGGCTAGTGGTTTTTGAGTAGGATGTAATCCTCTTTCAACATCAAAATAGAGTGCATTTCTAGGATAGTTAACATAGGCTTTGCTTATGTGTCCTTTGTAGTCTTTTGCACAATTCCCTAATGTATCCCTACTTCCAAATGCGGCGTTCTTTATTTGCTTTGTACTTTTAATACGATCATCAAAGTTAAAAGTATAAGGAATCAATTCTTCTTTCATAGATTGCAAAGTTTCAAAGTTCAAAAAGCCCTGCATCTGGTCAATCTTGAAACACTCGATCAATTGATCATAGGTTTTCTTTGTGCATAGATCAAATTGTGAATCAACAATATATGTCCTAAAATATCCCTTATGTCCTAATATCTGCTCTATCTTTGATGATTTCAAACCTATGAAATCATTTACTTGCCTAAAATATGCTCTCAGCTCTTTATTTAAACCCTTTGAAAAATCGCCTTTTCTCATCTCTGCTCTAGGTGGTCTAAAAACTAGCACATTTTCAAAAATTCGTAGTGGCTGGATACCTACTAGAGCAAAGTTTGAATGTTGGTTCTTTATCCACACATAATCATGGTTAAACCAAGTTTTCCTATAACACATTAACTCAGCACAGAACATACCTTGAGCAGTTAAAACGATGTTACCATTGTCTTTGATTACTCGTTCATACTCAGCCCATAACCTATTTAAAGGGATAATAGAATCCCATTCGCAAGCCGTTGTACCATAAGGCAAATCGCAAAGTATCATATCAACGGATTTGCTAGGAATGGATGGCATCAGATCAAGGCAATCGCCCAAGTGTACCGTGTTTTCTTTTAGCATTAGTGATTCCTCATCGCCTTGATATGCGACTGAACAAAGTTAAGTTTATTCTTGACCGTTGGAGATGTAGCAGGCAAAGGCTTATCAGCAACGATCTCGCTATCACGCCAAAGCCAATTTATGACATCGTATCTAAGAGCATCTAACGGATCTTCTCGACCGTCTTTTTTAGGCGTTTCTTTGCCATCCCAAGCATAAGACAAAATAGCTTTTCTGAATGAATTCCCAATAGAGCTTGCCCCTCGTTCCCATACTTCAGAGGTGCATAAAATTCTTCTTTGATGGATCAGCCTTTTTACTCTTTGAATACCGTTTAAAATGTCTGTTCGTATTGGATCAGTGCACCACCTAAAAGGCATCCCTATACCACCTTGATCAGGTGATTTTGAAAGCTCATGAAAAGCTGATTGAGCAGTACGATCTGATCTTGCTGATCCAGCCTTATCACCGCTTGCACCATCAAGCAAAATACGATTGGGGTATCTCTTAGCCATATCTCTAGGACAAGCAATTTTTAAAATCTCTTTGGCAAGCTCTGACAATGTGATTTCTTGTGGATTGATTTCAGCACAGATGACATCAGCTTCTAAGATTGGATCATGAGTTAAGATCAAAACGGACGGCTTTCTAAAGCCAAAGTCAATGACAAGCCTTGATGACATGCTCTGATCATACTTCCAATTGCTCACAACATGGGATAAAGTCCATTCGCTATATATCACACCTTGAGGCGGTCTAGGTTGATTCTCGACCATTGCTAGCCGTTCGCTTTCAGGTAGGTTTTTGACGGCATCAAACCAAGCTTCAGAGAGGTTGGCCTTGTTCACATGGCTTGCATAGAAGATTGGCGTGCATCCAGCCTTCTCAGCAAAGTCGACCCACCAAGCCCCCCAAACGGGCAAGCCTACCATGATCATCTTAGGCGATGGACCTGATCTAAGACGCCCCAAGGTCTTTTGAGCAACCTCTTCGGAAAGAGTTTGACATTCATCAATCAATGCAAGCCCCGAAGTGATATTAAGACCTTCAAGAGGGTTATGTGTAGCGTCTCTTGTACCTGGTCTAAAATAAGATCGACACCAAACAACATGCCCATTTGGGGCTGTCCATTTGCCTTCTTGCTGATGATAAACCCATCCATAAGGCACAAGCCACTTCTCCAACTCAGGGCCTAAAACAGATCTATAACGGGGGGCTGTATCAGTGACAAGTAAAGACGATTTATTGGGATGTATGCTTGACCAAGTCCACAAGGCAAAGACTAAAGCTGAAGTCTTGCCACTGCCCCAACCAGCACGAACGGCAATAAATGGATCATCTGAATAGATCAATCTATCGATCAGATCAACTTGTAAAGGATTTAATTTAAGCTCTAGCTCAGTCTTCTTCGTCTGTGCCATCATCGTTCTCATTTGGGAGTTCGTGCTTGATTTGTACAACTTGCCCATGTTTCTCTTTTTGCACTTGCTGAATCACATTGATGATAACCTTGCTATCATCTCCCTTTGTGTTCATGTCGATTGTTTGCTTCTCTCCAAACTCCAAAGGAAACTTTCTAGCGAGTAACCATTGGGAAGCTCTGACATCGTTTTCAGAATGCCTTTGAATGTTTTGCAAATGCTTGAGTTTAAGGGATATTTCAGCCCTCTTGACATCAGCCACTAACTCAGCATCAGCCTTCATCCATGAATGAAAAGTACTGTATGAGATGCCAACAACTGAAATCGCATCAGTTTGAGAAAGGCCTTGAGAAATAAGCTCAAGTATTTGCTCAGTTGCCACAAGCCTCTTCTTTTTTGCGATCTCAGCTTTATCTTCTGAAGGCTTTTTTGCGATTGCTTTGGTCGCTTTAGAATCAACTGTATCGATTTTTGTAGTAGTTTTACTCTTTGCCATGATCAAGCTTTCTGATAATTTTAGTTGTGATTTTCTCAATAGCATCATCATCATCGCTTTCAAGTACTAAATCAATTTCATCTCTCTTCAGACCGTCAAGCAACAACTTTTCAGCAAGTTTTGAGATCTTGACTGCATGTCTATCGCTGATCGTATCTAGCAAGCTGATCAGCTTAGTTGATACATAAAGACTCAAGATTGATTTTCTATCTCTAGGCTTCATCATAGAAAAACAACCTCAGAGGCAATAACCTTGATGTACTGCTTGCCCTCATGTTCATTGATGACAATACGACCAATAACGGTGATCTTATCGCCCTTTTTAGCTTGAGATTGAACAACGCTAGCAAAAGCCCCCCAAACCTCGCAATTGAACCAAGTTGTTTTTTCTTCGCCTTTAACTTTTTCACTATAGGCAACGGAAAAGGTTGCAAGGTCTTTATCGCCAATCTTCTTAAGTTGTGGATCTTGTCCAAGTCTTCCAATGAGAGTAAATCTATTGAGCATTTTTTTTATCCTTTAGTGATGAATAGATGTTTTTGATGTCTTTGATTTCATCAAGCACTGATAGAGTTTGATTGATTTCTTTCATCTCTTCTTTGTAGAAAATGAGATTGATGCAAAAGTTGAGAGCTTGCCCAACCTCTGGAGCATCATCTTGAAACATGGCATCGACTACCTTTTTAAGGCAAGCAATGCGATTTATTAAATCTGAATTTAACATAAAAATTCTCCTTTGAGTGTATATAGAACACATAATATTATATAATTTTATATAATATTTTTTCAAAGAGAGAGAAAATGAAAATCAATGTGAATGACGGCTTTGTTGAATTGGTCGATCATATGGGAGACGATTTAGCAATTGTGAATGCTGCTCGTGTTTCCTATGCTGGATCAAGTGATAAATGGACAGATAGAGATGATAAGCTTTTAAAGTACTTATGGGAGCATGATCATACATCACCATTTAGACATGGGCATGTGAAATTTAGGATTAAAGCCCCGATCTTTGTTTTAAGACAATGGATGAAGCACCAAGTTGGCTGTGCATGGAATGAGCAATCAGCACGATACACTGAGATTAAAGAAAGCTTCTTTTATCCCGATTTCTTTAGACTTCAAGACACTAAAAACAAGCAAGGCTCTTTTGGTCGTCTTGATGATGATCGAGAAGATGAAGCATTGACATTGCTAGCTCAAGGTTATCAAGTTGCTTATTACAATTATTTAAGGTTGCTTGATATGGGCGTTTGTAGAGAACAAGCTCGCGTGATTTTGCCAGTTGGTACTTATAGCGAATGCATTTGGTCTGCAAGCATTCAGGCAATCATGCACTTTTTAAACTTGCGTTTAGATAGTCATGCTCAATTTGAGATACAAGAATTTGCGAAAGCCGTGTATGATATAACTAAACCGCTTTTTCCCAAGACCATGGAGTTAGTTAAATGCAATGCCTTAGATGTAAAAATACAATAAAATCAACCTTAGCAGGCTCAAGCATTGAGTATCACTATTGCATCAAGTGCAGAGCTATTTTTGATCATCAGCCTATCATCCTATCATACGATGATGTTGAATATGATGAGAGTTGGGATGACATCACCAAAGACGAAAGCGAAGATGATGAATAACTTTTTTGATGTATGTTGGCTTGTCATGGGATTGATCTTTAATCCAACTCAGAGCAAGCAAGATTTAGGATGGGAGAAGATGATTTCTAAATCAATCCCTTCAAGAATGAGAGCTTGTCAGCAAGTTGCATCTAGTGCTGAAAAGATGGGCGTTGATCCTTACCTGATGATTGCCCTTGCTTTTCATGAGAGCCGTTTTCAAGGTGGCTTAGTATCATCTGCAGGAGCTCAAGGCATCATGCAAGTAAAAAAAGAATTTTTCCATTGCCCGGGATGTAGTGAGATTGAGTATGGTATCAAGGCATATCAAACATGGCTTATCGCAAGTCAAGGCGATGTTTGTCTTGCTCTCGGTCGCTATACAGTAGGCAATAAAGGCCAGTGCGGAAAGAGATCTAAAGCGATCATCAAACTTGCTTCTGAGATTGCTTGTCTTGCGTCAAAGGATGATGATTGCTATGAGTGCTAAAGATAAAGCATTTTTGAGCATGGCTGAAATCATGGCTGGTCTTTCACCATGTAGTCGAGCAAAGGTTGGAGCGGTGATTGTTAAAGGTGATGTGCCCATCATCTCTTCATTCAATGGTATTGCTCGCAAGCAAAGCGGCCTTTGTGGAGGTGCTGATTGTCTTAGAGATAGATGTCAAATAGCTAGTGGATCAGAAAGCCAAATAGGTTGCCACCATGCTGAATTTAATGCGATTGCGAATGCTGCTAGAAATGGAATTGCAACTGATGGATGCTCGATTTATGTAACCGCACCACCTTGTTTAATGTGTGCTAAGTTAATTCATCATGCTGGTATCAAATCAGTTATTTATGAAGATCGAGATAATAGGTGGATCTCAACAGGTGAAGAGTATTTGAAAGCCAACGGTATTGATATTTTTAAGATTTAGATATATCAGCCTCAATCTTAGTCTAAATTCTGAATGATGGGTTTTGCTCTAAAAGAGAGGCTGAGATTTTTTATTTCAGATAGAGTAGCCAGCTCTTAAAGTAATTTCCAAACTAAAGTCCTAGGAGAGAGCTGGCAAATATTAAACACACAACAAGCAAAAATTATTTCAGATATATCAGCCTTGATTATTCTTCTTCAATATCAAATGGTTTAAACATTTTTTGATCATCAGGCATAGACACATAAACGCCAATAATATCTGATCTATTTAATCTGAAAGCATCTGAAAACACTGGAGTATTTATGCGATCATGGCTTTTAGGTGTTACTTCTGTTACTTCTATCAAATCACCAGCCTTTAGTTCTGTTTCATCTTTAGCAACTCCTAGAACTTTAAATAATTCTGAATGCATTCTAGTGTCTTCCCATTCTGCTATAACATATCCACTCATTGGTCTAAGATAATTTGCTGTTTTCATGTTCATCCCTTTCAGATAGATCAGCCTCGATTTGAGTTTAGTATTTTACAAGTTTCTTCACTGAAAAAAAGAGGCTGAGATTTGTCCGCTCAATGTGCTTCGCATCAACATTCACTTCAAAGAGGTGGAGCGGATAACCTTGAACACAGATGGAGATAAATTTATTTCAATCAAGCAATTTTACTTTCTGCAATATAGGATTTAATTTTAAAAATCTTTCTAAGCTTTCTTTAGCTTCTTCATCTCTTTTTTGTTTTTTTATTTTCATTTCAGCTGATCGTTTAGAGTAAATGAAAGCATTCTTTTTAACTCCTCTCAATCCTCCAGTTTGCAAATTATACATGCATTCTAAATCTTCTGAAAACCGAGACAAGACTTGATCTGTTAAAATGCTAGCTTCTGCATTCCATGCTTCCCATTGTGTTGGATAAAACTTTAAAATGTATCTCAAAAAATTATCCTTGCCTTCTTTTTTTATGGCATCAAGGATTTTAACACCTGATCCATAATAGTTTTTTAGAGGTGTTGTTGCACTACCATGACGAGCTGTTTTTTTACCGATATAGAAAAAACCATTGCTCTTATTCACAGTCAAATAAATCCAATGATAATCTCCATCATGTCCCTTAGTTGGAGTGATGTTCTCATCAATGTTATTGATAATGCTTTCAACAAAGATTTGTGCTTCATCATGGATGAAATTGATATCACCTGATGAGTAAGTTGGATTAAGTTTCATATTCTTCCCTTTTGAGAGAGTGAGATTGTTGTGTTAGAAAAACATGCTTTAAATCTATTTAAATCGCTCTTTGGCTGTGATGGTATAGGCAAGCCATTTAAATCATTCCTAGATGCTAAAATCATGCATCCATTGAAAGAGTTTGCTAAATCAATAAACTGATCGATTGTGAGCTCAAATACAGAATTCATTCTTGATGCACTAAAATCATCGATGCAGATGACATCCATCTTTGACAAAAGATCAGACACAGATGGGATTGGCTTATTCTCAGCTTTGGCCTTATCATATTCTGATTTTCTCCATCGATCGAGCTGATCTAGTGTTCCATAGAA